TCTAAACCCTCACACCCCCCCCCCCCCCCGGGGGGGGGGGGGGGGGGGGGGAGCAAGAAGAATGCCAACCTTGTATTAGTACAAGATCGGCGGCTATTTATTCACCATGAAGTTCTAACCATTTACTATAAGCCTTTTTATTCCTAGACGAATATTTATCATTAACAATAATTTTGGCAGTAACAATGACATCTTCTATTGTATAAGGATAACGATTATCCCATTCAAGATTATTAAAGATATTATTTAGTAGTTCGGCGATATCAGACGGCGGCATGTAGTATCTCACAGCCGTATCTAACACAGTACTAGCAATATCATAACGCGCACTCATATTATTTATTGTTTTATTATTTATTCCTCAACACTCACACCACGATTGTTTACAAAGTAACGACCACTATTGCTGTGTTTCTTAGTGGTAACAACCCAGTTTTCTCTGTTGAGCCAGTTTTTCTTGTGTGAGATGATTTTGTTAATGTTGCTGTAAACTTCTTCCATGCTGTAACCGTGGGAAGTCCGATTGAGGATTTCATCTTCCATGCGATAGGTGACCAGAATCAGGCGACCCGTCACTTCTTTCTTGATGATCTCGTATTCGTTTTTCATGTCTAAAGACTAGAGGATTTTTCCGATACCGTCAACCGATTTTTCAGATATTTTTTCAGCGCACTTTCAGTCTCTCGAAAACGTCCTTTGTCTCGTCCAGAACCTGAACCAGAACCTTGTCGCAGAACTCGCGCCACTCGGTCTCGGTGATTTGTCCGGTTTGGAACTTGTTGAAGTTGATGTCGTACTCGTTTTTCATGTCTAAAGACTAGGCGAAAGATCGCGAGTCGTCAACAGGTTTTTTGATTTTTTTTCAGATATTTTTTGGGCGTTTCGGCTTGACAATCCGCCTGGAGTCAAGAAAAAAAGCGTACAAAAAAGAAAAAATTTTTCTACAAAAAAGCTTGACGCGCCCCAATCGCCCACAGTACAATGGGGTATCCCAAGGGGATACCCCCCTCCCCCCCCGGGGGGGGGGGGGGGGGGGGGGGGGGGGGAGCAACTATCGTGCCAAGGGGTTGGCACGGTTCGTGCTGCGGCGCTATTACTATTCCTTATTTAGAAACACGACGAAACTCTCATAGCGTTCCCATAATTCGGGGAATGCTTGTTTTAGTTTATTGTAGTTATGCTCGTCTGCTAGTAGAGCCGCTTTAGCAATAGCTTTAGCAAAGCTGCCGCCGTATTTAGACATAGCTTCAACGATACGGTGATCGTGTGAGATATCTTGGATTGTCATATTATTGAAGAGTAACAACGAAACAAGTATCAAAAGCTTTATTAACAATCTTAGCTTCGTTCAGTGATTTTTCCCAATATTTAACATACTCATCTTGACCGATTTCTTTACAAGCGACAATGCGCTTTTCTAACTCTTGAATGCGAAGGCGCAAACCTTCTCGCAATTCATGAATCTGATTTGAGTTTAGCATTTCGTTTTTCATATTGTTGTAATGTTGTATTGTTTATTCCTCGCCCATCGAATCCAACCAACGATCTTCAACCATGTCGAACCAAGCGTTGGCTTCGGCGGTTTCTTCGGGCGTGAGCGCGATCATGTCGCGGAGGTCGCTTTCTGCGCTGATCTCGGGGGAGAAGTCAATCACCATGAAAAGAGAATGCCCTAGGTTGGCTATTCCGTCAAACATTTTTCAGATATTTTTTCGGATTTTTTCGGTTGTCAGCGTGGGTCGATCACGAAGTGCAGAGGCTGTCAAGAAAAATCGTTTGAAAGAGAAAAATTTTTCTGCATTTTTTGCTTGACAACCAGCGCGGGTCGAGGGTACAATGGGGGATACCCCCGAAGGGGGTATCCCACCCCCCTCCCCCCCCTGGGGGGGGGGGGGGGGGGGGTAGCAAGGAACGTGCCAAGTTTTTCGTTTGAAAGAAAAAAAAGTCCCTTTCGGGACTTGACTTTCACCACGGAAGTTCGTCCTGCTCCACGTCGTCGGGGTACATGTGCGAGTCGTCGGCGGGACCGTCGTAATCGGGTTGCGCGACATCATCGCAGGTGGGACCGTCGTACACGTCGCCGTCGTCGTCGGCATCGCGCAGGTCGCCGTCTTCGACCTCGGGGCGGTCGTACACTTCCTCGGGCGCGACGGTGGCGAGGGTTTCGATTTCGTTCTGCGGATCAATCATTGAATTCATGCGTACAGAGTAGGGTCGAAACGGTGTCGGCGCAAGAAAAATCGTCTGAAAAATCATCTTTTTTCTGCAAAAAATGTCTTGACAGCGTGAACGGTGCGAGGGTACAATGGGTCATCCCAAGGGGATGACCCCCTCCCCCCCTCCCCCCCCCCTGGGGGGGGGGGGGGGGTAGCAAGTTCTATGCCAAGGGGGACTTGGCACACTTCCTGCTGCGACCCTGTACTACTACAAGGTCGGCGGCTGTATTAGTACAGCTTGTTTAACAGTGTTGTATGTTTATCTAATGACTCTTCCCAGTATTTAGCACTAATGGGTTGTTGTAAATCATTAGACATTTGTATGTAAGTTTTAATGTTATCAATCTTATCTAACAAAGCAATGCGAATAGTGGCGATTTCGTTAGCGTCAATGTCTTTGAGGTTATTCATGTATTGTCTATTTGTTTAGAGTTGATTCAAGCGATACCCAGTACGAATACAAACTTGACCATACTGCTCTTGTATTGCGAGCCAGTATCTAGTGTAGTCTCCAACTGACAAACCCTTCGGATAAACGATAGGCGTGTTGTTTTCGTTCTTGCCCTTGAACACAGTAAGAACATATTTACGAATACCGCTCTTGTCAGTAAAACTAATAACTTTAGTAGTTTGAGTCATGTTATTTATAAAAAAGGTTTTAGTAGTATTTCTACTACTGTTGTTGTTTAGTACTTCCTGTTGAACTCCAATTCGTAGATCTCACGACCGTACTTCGCAGTGACCGCCTCGCACTCGTCCTCGGTGAGTTCCCGATCCAACACCGTGCTGAATGCGCTGGTCACATACGCCACCGTCGAGGTGCCGCCGTCCACTTCGATGTCCACCAAGTCCGTCCAATCAATTTCAATCTTCATGCGTACAGCTTACAGGCGGAGTCGCGACTGGTCAACATCTTTCGATCAGTTTTTTTTGGAAATCTTTGACTAGTCAATGGGCGGTACTAACTACAGCCTGGACCTAGACGCTAGGTACTCAAAAATAGTTTGCGAAAAGCGTTGACGCCGCGCACGGGTCGAGGGTACAATGGGGTATCCCAAGGGGGATACCCCCCTCCCCCCCCAGGGGGGGGGGGGAGCAGCTTCCATGCCAGCGAGGTTGGCACGGATCTTGCTGTGCCTTATTGTATTACCATACAGGCTTACTGTTATTATCTAGTACATCAACAGCATTTGTCACTGATGCCATCTCGTCTTGCCAGTATTTAACAGAATCTTCTGCATTATGCTGTCGTGCAACAGCCAATTCTCTTTTGATAAACTCAATTCGATGTGACAAAGCAAAGCGCAAAACAAACTTAGTTTCGCTGTCGAGTTCGATATTGTATTTCATGTTGTTACTGTGTTGTTGTTGTTGTTAGATAGTGCCAACCAATTCCATCATCCAAGAGTCGCGACGTTCGTCAAACCAGATGTTCGCCTCGGCCTTCTCGGCCTCGGTGAGTTCCATCGGCTCGCCGCCCCAAGACTCAGGGATCGGTCCCGTGAAGTCTTCGATGCGGAGCGCGATCATGTCGCTCAGGTTGCTCTCGGCGCTGATGTTGGCGAAGTCGTTCGTCATGGAATTAAAGTAGGGCAAAACAGCTTTTCCGTCTAGAACTTTTCGCGTTTTTTTGCAGATTTTTTTCGCGCCTGAGCAGCGCAGGTTGGCACAGAACGTGCTTGACAGGGGGGGTTTAATTTCACACTACACCTAGCACAAACCGTGCCAAGGTGGGGGGAGGGGGGGTCAATCTCCCCCGTTTTTCTAAAAAAAAAGTTCTTGTTTTTTCTGCTGTAACGGCAGGGGGAGGGTATTCTCAATCTCTCAACTCATTTTATTCTATCTTATATATCCTCCAATATATCTAACTTACATATTATATCTATTATTCATATCTACTCTTTCTTATATCAATAACAACACAACCCATACCCCCCTCTCCCCTATTAAAAAAAACAAAACAAAAACAAGCCATAATCCCCTATAAAAAACACAAAAAAAATCCGAGCCATATATTTTCTAAAACAAAAAAATAAAAAACAAAGCTTTTACATATACAATATACTATAAATGTGTACAAAAGTCTGCCGCAATTGTAAAAACGAAAAAGACATAAGTGAATTCCCATTCTTTTCCACAAGTGACGCTGGCAGAAAGAACACTTGCAAGTCATGCAATAACGAACTCAGTTCATTGCGCCGAAACCTACGGTCTCAAAACCCCCCACCTCCTCCCGGCAACTGCCCGATATGCAAAAAACATACAACATCATGGATATTAGATCATTGTCACTTTGATAACACATTTCGCGGCTATATATGTAACAGTTGTAATTTAGGAATTGGTAGATTCGATGATAATATTTCTATTCTTTATAACGCTATTGAATACTTAAATACGGAAAATAACATAGAATACAATATATGAGAATATTGATTACTGGCGGCAGCGGCTTTATCGGCACTCATTTAATAAATAGGCTATTGAATGATGGACACGAAATATACAATCTAGATAAAATTCCCAGCCCCGCACTCCCTGATCATCGGCAAAAAATCATAGACATATTAGATATCGACATTAACGATAGTATATTTAATGATAAAGATTGTATTATTCATCTTGCTGCAATGGTAAGTGTGCCGAAATCATTCGACGATCCAGTAAACTGTTTTGGCAATAATACATTCTTGACTATAAAAATGTTATCAGCCGCCAAACTCCACAATATAAAGAAATTTATATTCTCATCTAGCGCAGCAGTATATGGTAATAAAGAAGGCGCAGTTAGTGAAACAGATGTTACAGAACCGAATAGCCCTTACGGATTAGATAAGTTAGTGTCCGAAAAGTATATACAAATGTATTGTCAGTTGTGGGGCATTGATTATTTAATACTGCGATTCTTTAATGTATATGGCGCTGGACAGAATCCGCAATACGCTGGAGTAATAACTGCATTTAATATCGCCGCTCAGAAAAAAGAACCGCTGGTTATCTATGGAGACGGCGAACAAACTAGAGATTTTATAAGCGTAAATGACGTATGTAATTATATCTCTAGACTATCTATTCTTATGGTTAAGAACGAGATATTTAATATCGGAACCGGCAACTCTATTTCTATAAATTCTCTTGCAAAACAGTTTGGCAATAATATAATATACAAGGAAGCAAAGAAAGAAGTGCGTCATTCATGCGCGAATATGAATAAATTATCTAAATTATTAAATCAATGAATTATTACGTTACTCATTGCGATTCTGCATTTTTGAAATACGCCGAAAGACTGTTTGAAACATTATCTATCTTCAGTGATTATAAAATAATCTTTTATACAGTTGATTTTGATTATAAGTCTAAATTTAATAATGTAATTTGTATCAGATATGATTCCAGAAAAAACAATAGATTATTTGATGATTATTCTTTAAATACCGCAAAAGACGATTCTTATAAAGCATTTAATGTTTTTTTTAAGCCGTTTATTGTTGATCATTTATTAAATATTCAAAAATATAATAATGACAATTTTTGTTATCTTGACGCGGATTGTTTAGCGACTCTTAATTGCGATAACATATTTAAACAAGCTGATAACATAATTGATTATCCGTTAATGAATAGATGTTGTTATGAATATTTGATAATGAATGGAGCTGGAGATCCTTTTATAGGTAATTCACTTGATCTAAATTTAACTTTAGAAAGTAAATTAATAAAATTTCTAAATTATGATTTAAATTCAAGAAAACAATATGTTCAAACTGGCGTATTTTTATTTAATAATAAGTGTTTAGATTTTATTAAGCAATGGTGCGAAATATGTTCTATTCCAGAGATAATAAAAAATTGGAAAATTTATACTCCATTTCATGAAGAAACAGTTGCCAATTGTATATTGTGGAAGAAAGATAAATTGATTGATTTAAGTCAAAGCTTAATAAATTTGCCATATAATACAGAAAACTATGATTTATCTTTTCAGAAAATAAAAGAAATGATGGAATGTTTGAGTAACGCAAGATATGAAAAATATTTCTTGCAAACGTGGTGTTTGATTCCTGCGAAAAATGATTTAAAAAATTTATTTTTTTATCATGGTAAAGTTTCAGACAATGAATATAATTATATCAAAGACTACATGACTAATAATTATTTATTAAAAATACATTCTCAATCTTTAGGTGATACTATTGCCGCAACTCCTACATTACGAAAGTTATATAACTCATACAATAAAAAAATAGATGTTATAACTCATCATCCTGATCTTTTTAAAAATAATAAATATGTAGATAAAATATATTCTTTTTCAGATTCGATAAATGAAAAATTTTATAAAGAAACGTTTAATACTTTTCTAGGAGTTGGTGGTGAAAAGAATAAATATGGAGTCGAAAAGAAACACAATACAATTGATATTCGGCAATTTCATGCGATAGATTTAGGCTTCACATTAAATGAAAAAGAAATGGAATATGATTATATTCCTGATGCTTATATTGAAATAGAAAACTTACCGAACGATTATGTATGTCTACACGTTGCAAACACTTGGCCTTCTCGTACATACTCTGATGAAAATTGGCAAATTTTAATAAATAAATTAAATAATAAAAATATACCTGTTGTTTTAATAGGAAAAAACGGTAATGAAACTGGTTTTTTCAATGTGGACAAGCCTACGAAAAAATTAAATTTTAAAAAGGGTTTGGATTTAACTAATAAACTGTCTATTTCACAATGTTGGCATGTTATAAACAAATCAAAATATTTTGTGACTATGGATTCTGGTTTATTACATTTAGCTGGTACTACTGATACTGAAATATTACAATTAGGTTCTTCAATAAATAATAAGTTACGCGCACCATACAGAAACAACTCTCAATCTTATAAATATAAATATATAAGTGGTTCGTGTGATATATTTTGCGCTTCTGATATTAAATATGGTGTTAAAGAATGGAAAACTATCCAAGGAATTCCTCCTCTTATAAAATGTTTAGAAGATAAAAGTAGTTTTGAATGCCATCCAAGTCCGCAATTAATTATTGATTGTATTTCGTTTGATGAAATGAATAATTCAAAAAATGAAAAAAAGAAATTTCTTTTTATTACGCCGCATTTATCAACCGGAGGTAGTCCAAAATATTTAGAGTGGCTCATCTCCGATAAAATTAAAGAAAGTTATGAGATAAAAGTAATTGAATGGAATTTATATAGTTGGCAATATAATGTTCAAAGAAATTCTGTAATTGAATTAGTTGGTGAAGATAATTTTATATCTTTAGGATCTTATGAAAATGACTCTTATTATTTTTCACAAAAAGAAAAAGAAGTTATTGAGTTAATAAATAAATTTCAGCCAAATTATATTCACTTGAATGAAGTGGCTGAAAATTTTGCTATCAAAGGCATGTCTGATAATTTCTTATCTCTTTTATACGATAAAAACAGAAAATATGAAATATATGAAACTTCTCATGCTAAAAATACAGTTTTTAAAGACAAGCGTTTTATGCCTGATGAGTTTTGGCCTGTAATTCAATATCATTATGATATAATTAAATCTTTCACAGATAATGTAAGATTAGTTGAATGTGATTTATCAAAAAATATAAGACCCGATAGAAATAAAACTTTAATTTCTTTAGGATTAAATCCTAATTATTTTCATGTTTTGCAGGTTGGTTTATTCAATAAAAATAAAAATCAAAAATATACATTTGATTTAGCTAAAAATCTAATTGATAAAAAAGTTCAATTTCATTTCGTAGGAAATTTATGTTATATTGATGAATGTAACATAGATAAACAACAAATAAATTGTAAAATATGGGGCGAAAGAAATGATGTTGATATTTTTATGTCATGCATGGATTTATTTATTATGCCGTCTTTCGAAGAATTGAATCCGATAGCTTTAAAAGAAGCTATTTCTTGGGACATGAAATGTTTTATAAACGATTGGCCTACAATTCAAAATAAATATAGAAACATAAATAATGTAGAATTTATATCGAAAAATAATGTTCAAGATCATATAAATTCTAAAGCTAAACCTTTATTAAATAATTTTAAATTTACTGATGTAGAAAATAATAATATCATTTGTACTTACTTTCCAACTCCCAAAATAGAAATTTTAGGCAATGATGATTGTTTTTATAATATAAAATTTTTAGATAAAGATACTGGTATTTTACATTATGAAACTAATTTAAATGTAAATATGTGGACAAGTTGTTCTATTGAATACTATTGTAATTGGAAAATTATTGTAAAAAATTTAAATACAAATTTAATATCAGAATTTAATCACGATTTAGATGGTAAAAGAGTTAAAATAGTCAATGAATCTGCTAGTTTAGGAGATTCAATATCTTGGATTGCTGCCATCAATGAATTTCAAAAAAATCATAATTGTAAAATTGATTATTATGGTCCTAGAAAGTTTTTATTCGAATCGGAATATCCAAATATAAATTTTTATAATTACTCTGATGTAATAAATGCTGATTATTATTCTCAATATAAAATTGGATGTTTTGCGCCTGATAATAAAAATTTATCTAGAACTGATTGGCGTAATTCAAATCTTCAAGAAATTGCTTTTGATATTTTAGGATTAACTTGGAAAGAAGTTAAAACAAAAATTAAAATACCTAATAAATTAAAATTACCTTTTGATAAATATGTATGTATAGCTATACAATCCACATCTCAATCAAGATATTGGAATAACGATGATTGGAAAACAACAGTATCGTATTTAAAATCTTTAGGATATAAAGTGGTTTGTGTCGATAAAAATTATAGTTTTGGTATCGAAAAATATTTTAACGTTTGCCCAGATAATGTTGATTATTTTGCTGGAGAGCATTCTCTTGATGAAATCATAGACATAATAAATAATTGTGAATTTTTTATTGGTTTAAGCTCGGGTTTATCATGGATATCTTGGGCATTAAATAAAAAAATAATTAAAATTAATAATTCTGTAAATCCAAATTTTGAGTTTTCTAATGACTATATAGTTCAGAATAAATTTGTTTGCACTAATTGCTTTACTAATAAAAAATATATTTTCAACGCTAAAGATTGGGCGTGGTGTCCAGAAAATAAAAATTTCGAATGTTCTAAATCAATTAGTTTTGATATGATGAAGACTCAAATCGATTTATTAATTAATAATATAAATGCACTATGAATCTTAAATTTTGTTTATTAACTTCATTTTTTAATTCGGAACAATACATAGATTCATGCATAAAAAGCGTAATCAATCAAACTTATAAAAATTGGATTTGGTTTGTCTCAGATGACGGAAGTAGCGACAACACTAAAGAAATATTATTAAAATATTGCAAGGAAAATAATAATATTTTATACTTCAATCAAGCTTATAAATCTGAAATAGTCAAAGATATAAATAAATTTGTTCCAGTCGATTGTGATTATTTTATGATGATGGACTCAGATGACAGACTTTTGCCTAATTGTTTAGAAGTGTATAATCAAATACTACTAGATCATAAAGATGATAATATAGTTTTTGCTTCTTGCGAAGCTAGTTGGGTTTTTAACGAAGAGAGAAAATATCCTTCTTTATTATATTTAGACACTTATGCTGATTTAGACAATAATAAAAAATTACATGATGGTTGTAATGTTTGGGGTAATCTCAGGGCTATTAAAAATTTACCAAATTTTAGATTTATGGCTTTAGATTTACCTGATCAAGAGAAATATTATTGTTATCTTGAAGATCATATGTTTTACGTTCAGATGCAGAAATACGGCAATTACTTAAATATAAAAAGAAATTTATATGATTTTATTCGCAGAGATGGCAGCACAAGTTCATCGACTGACATTTATTCTAATAGGAAAAATTTAGCTTTAGAACTCAGTAAAGATTTTATTAATCAAAACGATTTAATAGGAAAATCAGTAAAGACATGGGAAAAAAATTTATTTGATGATGCAAATTCTTTTTTAATGAGCGCATTTAATTTTGATTCCAAATCTAAAAAAATTAATTTTTTTACAAATTCAAAAAATGATTTTACTGATTTATATAAATTATATTATGATAAGTATTTAACAATTAATAATATAGATCATTATTTTGAATACTGTATAATAAATACATGTTTTTATGATTTATCTGAGATAAAAGAGCTTTTTAAAATCATAAGATCAAAAAAACCTTTAGAGGTCGTTATTTACATAAATCATAATCATAAAAAAATTCAAAATCAAGATTTAATAGATGCAATTTATTCTGATTTATCTTTATGTTATTACTGGTCTGCTCATGGTCCATATACATATTATATTATAAATAAATATAATATTTATTAGATATATTAATCGTATTTATTAGTATTATTATGATAATAATTTTTTATTATGATTTCACTTCAAGTCGATGAAGCTTATGCTTTTGATTATCTAAGTATTCTAGAAGTAAAAAAACAAAAATCTTCTAATAACAATCAAGCTTGGTTAAATTGTTGGTCACATTTACAAAATCAATTCGAATCAGAAAAATGGTTATCCATGATATACTCAGAAGAATATAAAAACATGGTCAAAGCTAATTTATTAACTTTTGAAGCCGTAGATAAAGCTAAAAATGACGAAGTGACCGCTCGTTATGTCGATTATTGTAATTATCAAAGACACATAGCTAAAGAAAATTTTCAAAAGAAATTCTTTAATACTAATTTGTCTGAGTTGAAGATAGGTTATGAAAAATATACTGATAATAATCGCACTGCTTCTCTAATGTGAATTTTGAAATTGCATTTCTATAGCAATTTTCTGGATTAATAAATTTGTCTACATTTTGAACGGCATAAACAATATCGTTTATGGTAGAACATCTTAGTCCAGTTTCTCCTTGAGATACAGTTTCAGTAAAGCCTCCAAAATTTGTTGTTATTGTCGGGGTTCCTGAAAACTGAGCTTCAATAACGGTCCAATTACAAGGTTCAATAAATAAAGAAGGAGCAAATAAAAATTTTGCATCACTAAGTAAATACATTCTTTTGATTGGATCAACAAAGCCAACAAATTGACAATATTTAGTATCTTTTAAGCCAAGTATATTCGGGCCAGCAAAAATGATATCTTGTTTTAAATCGTTACATATATCATATACAAGTTTAGCCCCTTTTTCTTCTATAATTCTGCCGAGAAATAAAGCCGTATTTGATTTTTCTTTTTTATATAAAAAATCATTAGGATCAAAACCTGGATAAACTACAAATTCAGATCCTAAACCTATGTGTGTGCATGAATGGCCGTGCATTTTATGCATTTGACTATGTGTTTCAAATATTTTGACGGGCGCAAACATGCTATCATAACCAATACTTGGTTCTACTACAATCGCTTTATTATAAAAATGTTTTACGCATGATTCGTGGGCAAATCCAAACCAGCATAATATAAATTCTTTATCTGATTTAATTCTTTTATTTAATTCTTTCGTACAATTTTCATTAAAAATTTTAACCGCGTTTGTATTTACGTTTTGATCAAAACCTTTATTCTTCCAATCATTTATGTTGCCATAACTCTGTTTTAATATATCATTATTAATAACATTAATATGTTCTGTGCAATTAACACTAGAGTCTTCATGACCATAATGATAAACAGTATGACCTCTTTTAGTCATTTCTTCACAAAATTTATAAACCTTTTGAACGAAGGCGCACAAAGAAATATCTTTTCTTGTCGGTGAATATGGAACGCTCAAACAGTGAAAAACCATACAATATAGTGTAAATTCCTAAACAACATGTCAACCAAAAAGAAGAAAATTCAAAAAGAAAAAGAAGATCTTAACGAAATTATTGCTGATAATCATTTTAGATCGGTTAAATTAAATATTAGAAACTTCAATTTAACAGACAAACAAAAAAGCTTCGCTCAGATAGCCTTCGATAAGAATACAAAGATTATTTTTATCAATGGTCCTGCTGGTTCTTCTAAAACATTTTTAGCTGTATATTGTGCGCTTCATATTCTTAATATGAATCCAAAGTCAGAGCTAAAATATATTAGAACAATCGCTGAATCAGGTGAAAGAGCGTTAGGTTCATTGCCTGGAACTGTAGATGAAAAGTTCAATCCGTTTATGATGCCATTATATGATAAATTGGATGAGTTATTGCCAATGTCTCAATCTAAATACTTAGAAACCAATGGTTTTATCGAAGCTCTTCCTATCAACTTCTTGAGAGGAGCTACTTGGAATGATAAGATTATTATTGCTGATGAATCTCAGAACTATAGTAGTAAAGAATTAATCACTCTTCTTACTCGTATTGGAGAAAACACCAAGATGTTTATTTGCGGCGATGCAATGCAATCAGATATTGGCAACAAATCTGGTTTCATGAGGGTGTATGATCTTTTTAATAATAAAGAAAGTGAAGAGCGCGGTATTTATTGTTTTCAATTTGATGAAGAAGATATTATGCGTAGCGAAATTCTGAAATATATCGTTAGCGTCTTCAAGAAATTAGATAAAACAAATATACACTGATATAATAAACGTATGAGTAATATTTACTGTTCAAGTTGCGGAACTAAGCATGTACTAGGATCTAAATTTTGTACTAATTGCGGTAATTCATTAGGAGGATTTGCTAATATGACTAAACCATCTATTCAACAACAGCTATCCGCCAGAAATACATCTAGGAATCAGTCAAGTGACGTTGATGAAGATGGTATTCCAACAACATTTGTAAGACCTTCTAAGTTGCACTATGAAATTGAAAAGCCAGCAGGTAATAAATATTCTGGAAAAGACTTATTTACTGCTCCTCCTGTAGATCCTAGTGAAAGAGTATCTGTAAGAGCAAATAATAATTATAGAAGACTGTCTAAAGAAGAATTTTTAGCACAGTCTCTGAAAGAGTGCAGTTCGCGACCTATTCAGGATATTGATGAATCGTAAAAAGAAAAAATTTGAAGACATGTATGAAATAATCGACCAAGTAATCAAGAAGCGAAAAAACAAATGGAAATTAAAAGCGATTACTTGGTTTGATTTTGAAGATATAGAGCAAATAATAAAGCTCCATATATATAAAAAATGGCATCTATGGGATCAATCGCGAGCGATAGAGCCTTGGGTAAATCGTATAGTTACAAATCAAATAAGAAACATCATCAGAAATAATTATACAAGTTTTGCTCGTCCATGTTTGTCTTGTCCATTCAATCAAAATAAAGAAGGCGACACAGGTGCAGAAATGTCTTGTGGATTTACTACTAGCGGTAAACAATGTAACGAATGCCCTTTATACGCTAAGTGGGAAAAGATAAAGAAGTCTGCATATGATGTAAAAATAACAGTTAGCTTAGAAAATCATAAGAATTATTTCATGAACTTCGAATCTAGCGCAAGTCATGATTATAAAAAAGCCGAAAATAAGCTGCACGATTTAATGAAAACCAATTTAAGCGACAAACACTTTTTTGTTTATAAAATGTTTTTTATAGATAACTTAACGGATGATCAAGTAGCTAAAATCTTACGATTTAAAACTAGTGAAAAAGGTAGAAAAGCTGGCTATAAGCAAATAAAAAATTTAAAAAAAATGCTATATATTAAAGCGCAGAATTTGCTGAAAGATAACGATATATTTTCTTCTTAATATGTTAACTGACGAAAACAAAGCATTTATTCTAAGAAAAATAAACGAAGGAACACAAGATTATGTTGTGTTGGCTAATCTAGTTTTTAATAAAGAAGATCTAACAGGTAGATCTAAAGAAGCTAAAGCGGTTAGAGATTTTTTAATTACAACTGGATTCACGAAGAAACAAGAAAAGCCAAAGCCTACCCAAACGATAGAAATACTATCAAAAGAAAACTGTGAATTCATTGATCAAAATATAAAAACAGGAATTACCCCCAGACAAGTAACGGAATTAATATTTCATGAGAAATTTGTTGGACTAGAAAACATAAATATATTTATTACTCCAGAATACAGGGCAGTTCAAAAATATATAAAAGAAAAGTATCCTGATTTTCTTGTAGATAACGAGTCTGGAGTGGGAGACAAATATTCTGTTCCTCGTTCCATCAAAACAGTAATTAATAAAGTAAATAAATGGGCGGGACAAAGTATATCAGAAGAAAAACTTTCTTTGCAGCACAGAAAATGCATGGAAAAATTATTAACTTATTTATCAAGTCCCAGATTTGTTGGTAATTATGATTCTTATAATAGCTCTACAGACAAAGAGTTATTTGAAGCTGAGTTTGTTCGTTCAGTTTGGGACAAGCCTGATCTAACAGTTGATGAAATAAATTTATACATCAATGTTTGCATGGATTATATTAATCTGCGCCAAATTGATATTAAAAAGAATAAAATCAACGACATGTTTAATGAAACGCAGGATCAAAAAGATTTTACAATGCGTTTGACTGAAGTATTAAAGACTATTTCAGAAGAGTATAATCAATGTGCTGGTCGTATTGACAAGAGTATCCAAAAACTAAACGGCGAACGCTCGAAAAGAGTCGAGCAAACTCATCAAAAGAATGCTTCTATTCTAAATCTTGTGGAATTATTTCAAGACGAACAAGAACGCAAAATGATGATTCAAATTGCAGATATGCAAAAGCGTACAATCAAGGAAGAAGCTGAACGTTTAGAGAATATGTCTGCATGGAAAGCTAGAATTTTGGGAATTTCTAAAGAAGATGCTATATGATTCAGTGTAAAATCTGTAGCGAGTCTTTCACAAATGATAAGTCTTTTCATGCTCATTTAAAAAAGCATAATCTTTATCAAGCTGAGTATTATTGCAAATATTATCCTAGACATTCTTTGTATTATAGGCAGCAAATACCATTTAAAAATAAAAAGCAATATTTTGAAACAGAATTTATTGATTACGGCGAATTTCTTAAATGGGAAAAGTCAGAAAACGAAGAAACCGTTAAGATTAAATGTTTAAATATTCTAAAGAAAAGAATTGATGAAAAACAATATCATTTTGCGCCGTTTCATAATGAATTGATAACTTTAGATATGCCTAGTTTGAATATTTATAAGAAACATTTTAATTCTTATACTTCAGCTTGTAAGTTATTAAATATTGAACCTTTATTTAATAAAAATTTACCAGAAGCTTTTAAGAATACCAATGTTTCGCATTTGCCAATTCTTGTGGATACGAGAGAACAAGATCCTTTAGAGTTTCCTAAGTCAAAGGTAGAAAAAATCTTTGTTGGTGATTATCTAATAGCAGACAGAAAATATTTTACTAATACATTTGTGGATAGAAAAAGTGAATCTGACTTTTTAGGAACGATGGCTTCAGGCATTGAACGATTTGAAAGAGAATTGATAAAAGCTGTTGAGCTTGATTGTTATTTATTTGTAGTTGTAGAAAGCAATATTAATACAATTCTTTTCAATCAAAAGAAGTATAATAGAAAAACAAATTTAGAATACGTTTTTCATAATATGCGTAACTTATGCCATAAATATCCTAGACATATACAATTTATATTTACAGGTAGCAGAAATAAATCTTTAGATATTATACCTAAATTGTTGTATCATGGTAAGTCACTGTGGCAGGTAGATATTCAATACTTTTTAGACAATGAGTTGGGAAACAGGCAACCAAGTACCAAGGAAATCGCAGCTCATTTCCAATGAGGAGTTAGCGAAGATTTCTGGTTATTTAGAAGAGCGAGAAGCGAAGTTATTATTTTATCAATTTCTTCGCAATAATACTACTTTCGCTACAGATCTAATAACTGGCGTAAAATTATTTCCTTTTCAACACATGGCTATCAAAGGCATGTTGGAAAGTGATTATTTTTTAGGAGTATGGTCGCGTGGTATGAGTAAATCTTATACCACTGGTATTTATGCTGTGCTTGATGCAATATTAAATCAGGGGGTTGAGACTGGTATATTGTCACGCTCGTTTCGTCAGTCAAAAATGATCTTCAAAAAGATAGAAGATATTGCAGCAAAACCAGAAGCGTATCTTTTAAAGCAATGTATCACAAAAATATCTAAGTCTAATGATGAATGGGTAATGGAGATTGGAAAAAGCCGCATTCGTGCATTGCCATTAGGTGATGGCGAAAAGCTGCGTGGATTCCGCTTTCATCGTATTATTATTGACGAGTTTTTATTGATGCCTGAACGTATTTATAATGAAGTTATTGTACCATTCTTGTCTGTGGTACAAAATCCAACTCAGCGAGAAGAGTTGTATAACTTAGAAACACAATTGATTGCTAAAGGAGAAATGACTGAGAACGATAGATATATATGGCCTAATAATAAATTGATTGCATTGTCTTCTGCGTCTTTTAAATTTGAATATTTATATAAGTTATATGAGCAATATGATAACTTAATATTCAATCCCAAGAACAATGAAAAAACAAAGCGTTGCATCATGCAGTTTTCTTACGATTGCGCTCCAGTTCAACTGTACGATCAGAATCTAATCAATCAAGCTAAAGCAACAATGAGTGAGTCGCAATTCTTGCGAGAATTTGGCGCACAATTTAGTGATGATAGTTCTGGATATTTTAAAATTTCTAAAATGGCTTTGTGTACAGTGCCAGATGGTGAATTACCTGCTGTTGAAGTCGTTGGAAATCCAGAAGATGAATATGTATTAGCGGTTGACCCTTCTTGGTCAGAAACTGAATCGTCGGACGATTTCGCTATTCAAGTATTAAAGATTAACAGAGAAAAACAAATCAATACATTAGTACATTCTTATGCTCTTTCAGGATCTGCGCTAAAAGATCATATTAAATATTTCTTATATCTATTGCAAAACTTCAATGTAGTAGGAATTTGTATGGACTATAACGGTGGTGTTCAGTTTATGAATTCTTGCAATGAAAGCGAACTATTCAAAGACGCTAAGATTAGTTTGAAATCAATAGTTACAGAATTTGAGCGTCCAGAAGAGTATGCTCAGAATCTTTATGCTGCAAAAAGTGAATATAATAAATCAGATTATAAATATGTATTCTTGAGAAAGCCAACTTCTGGTTGGATACGTTTGGCTAACGAGTTGCTGCAAGCAAACTTTGATCATCGTCGCACATATTTCGCGAGCAGAGCTATTGATGACAACTTCAGAAGCCAAACTAAAAAACATATTGGCATTAGTGATCTCAAATTCTCTAACGCTTTAGATAGTGAAAAAGAAAATGAAGAAGCTAAAATGATTGACTTTGTAGAACATTTATCAGATATGATTATGCTTACAAAAACAGAATGCGCTCTTATACAAATAACAACTTCTGCACAAGGTATGCAAAATTTCGATCTTCCAGCTAATCTTAAACGTAAATCTGGTCCAGATAAACCTAGAAAAGATAGTTATTCAGCATTAGTATTAGGTAATTGGCTTTGTAAAATATATTTTGATATGGGTAATACTCAGGTTGATGATATTACAGAAACTTTTGAGCCTATGTTTATAGCTTAAAGTTAAAAAGTCACTTTCAAAGTTACAATGTGTAACTATTATTAACATGAGTCGCAAATATAATAAAAGATCAGATTATTGGAGTAAGTTTTCAAAGGCAGATGAGAATCAATCAGCACCTTTGGACGCTTTATTAAAGGATTACTCAGAACCTTCGCTTGTTGGCGACCCGTTTTACGAGCAAAGTACAGCTTCCACATACGAACGAACTGGAACTGGTGAAACAACCAATCTTCGTAGAAATCTAGCTTATGTAGGACCAAAGATATATAAATATGGTAACATTAGAGAAGGCATGTTGCCATTTGAAATGTCTATTAATGGATACAATATCCGCGATGCTATCGAATTATGTCAGAAAGCTTATGCCAACGTAGCTATTTTCAGAAATGCAGTTGATATCATGTCTGAATTTGCTAACGCCGAAATTTATTTAGAAGGTGGAAGTCAAAAAGCTAAAGACTTCTTCACCAAGTGGATGAAGTATACAAGAATGTGGAATGTAAAAGATCAATACTTTCGCGAATACTATCGTAGTGGTAACGTATTCTTTTATAAGATCAACGCTAAGTTTGAAATCGATGACTTTCAAAAGCTTTTGGAAACATACGCTTCGTATGATGGATCTTCGTATAATACAGATATTAAATTGTATAACTATCCAACACCATACGATGTAAAGAACTTAGTTCCTGTTCAATATATACTACTCAATCCATTTTATCTAACAACAAATCACACTAGCTCTTGGCATCAAGTTGTTTATCAGAAAATACTTTCTGAATATGAATTAGAAAGACTAAGATCACCAAAAAACGAACACGATAAAACTGTTTTTGAAAGTCTAGACGACGAAACAAAAGAAAAAATTAGATTAGGGCAATGGGCTAGAGATGGTTTGAAGATTCAATTGAATCCTACTGATATTATTTATTCTTTTTATAAGAAACAAGACTATGAACCATTTGCCGTACCATTTGGTTTCGCGGTTCTTGATGATATCAATTTTAAAATGGAAATGAAAAAGATTGATCAAGCTATTTGCCGCACAATTGAGAATGTAATCTTGTTGATAACTATGGGAACTGAGCCAGCTAAAGGCGGCATCAACCATAAAAACATAAAAGCCATGCAAAGTCTTTTGAGCAATCAATCTGTTGGTCGCGTTTTAGTTGCTGACTATACAACAAAAGCTGAATTCATTATTCCTGACATGAATAAAGTTTTGGGATATGAAAAATACAAAGTAGTCAACGAAGACATCAAAGAAGGATTGCAAAATATTCTTATTGGATCAGAAAAGTTTGCTAATACTACAGTAAAAGCTCAGGTATTCTTTGAAAGATTAAAAGAAGCTAGAAAAGCTTTCTTGAATGATTTCTTACAGCCTGAAATGGAATTGATATTTCGTAATCTAGGATTCAAAGGTAAGTGTCCAATCGCTAAGTTCGAAGAAGTTTCTATTAAAGATGAAACACAATTTAATCGCGTTGTAACTCGCATGATGGAACTTGGAATATTGCCACCAG